AATCTCACGTTTCAGCCCCTCAAACGCACTTTCCGTGAATTTGCTCTTGCCACCCACAAGTCCCCAGAGTCCTTGTGTCTTCTTATCCGTCCTCTGTAGGAACAGGAAACGCTTTGTGCTGGTGGAATAGAACAGTGCGCCGGAACAGACTATGTTTTCTTTCATATCTTATTATAACAATAATGTACTAGATTATCAAGGAGTAGTTGCGTCAAGGGATGGGTCATACGCAGTGTTACCACCATCTAAAACAATACTCCAATTACCTTGGGTGTAGACGCCCTCGTATGACTTCAACCATTCCGTGCCATTGAATCTGTATTGAATACCTGTGTTAAGGTTTGTAACGTAGTGCTGAGTTGAATCAGGATTGGACGCATCAAAGGCCACATTCCATTTACCGGTTGCACTATTGTACTCAATTATATCACCTACACTAGCTACCAACGTTCCCCAAGTAGCACTTTGGAAACTTGCTGTTGAATCTCCAACATCATTTATCACAAGATACCTGTCACCATTGGCAGGTGTGCCTGGATCGAACGTTGCTGGATTGATAATTTTCTTAACCGCAGTCAGTGTGTTGCTTGGTATGGTGTCACTGTCAATGGTATAAAGCAATATGGTATCGTCTAATGTTGTGGTGGCGATAGTACCAACGATCTGATTTCCGTTTGGTTGTGTAAGCCTTATCTGTGATGTTCCATTTATTACTTTCCCGTACTGATCTAACAGGATTTTCCAATTGACTGGTGGGCCAAATGTTTCAAAAGGATCGAAATTGTTTGGTTCATTAGCACCTGTCTGAAATCCATCGCCGCCGGATTTGACGTTTACTCCGGTGGTGCCCAGCAATCTCAACTGATTACCTGTCACTAATAGACCAAAATTGTTTGGTGTGATGAAACTTCTCGAAATTAGCTCTCCATCTATCAAACCTTTGGCTATGCCACCGTCATCGTCGTATATGCTCATAATTATTTTTTGCACAACTCCTAGTTTTTTTACTTTTACAGGTGGAGACAACCATATAGGCATGCTGAAAGTTAATGAGGCAACATCAATTTCACTCTCCGCACCAACAGGAATAGTCCTAGAGCTGAATGTAATCCCCGTAAGTTCAACGTAACTTAAACTGGTCCAATCAATGTAATTGTCTGTTTTTTGTATTTCAAAATCCGGATTGAATAGATATAGAATCTGCTCCATGATTTGTAATTTTTGATCGGTATTTGATGAAAATATATCTGCCGTAACTTCTAGCCTAAAAGGTGAAGGCATCACCTTTTCAACTGTGTAACCTGCACCCAATTGATTTGTGTAATTTCCGTCACTGTCTACATCTCTCTCACGTAGGTGTTGCTTTTCAATATGATAAGGATTTTGCATTCTTTCTCTGTCGTAATTTAGTTCTCTCACATATGCGGCAATTTTAGGAGCAAAATTCAATGCGTTTTCACTGTTGTTCCTTATGATATTTGCTACTTGTCTTGTGGGATCTCCGTAAACTACAGGCACTGCACGTAAATTTACAGAACCGTCACTGGTCTTTCCAGTTTCAACAGAAAAATTACTCAATATTCTTATAAACTGCGTCAAAAATTTCCTAACCTGTCCTTCGTAAAAATGTAGCATTAATTGTCAGCCTTTGGTTTTAGCGCATTCGAAAGTGATTGCCTTTGTGTGACTGTGAGTCCGTTTATTGTTGACTCCGTTGTATTGTTAACAAATCCAGTCTTATAATTTAGTCTACCATCAGTGTTGGTCATATTAATCCTGACGGAATCCTCAATCTTCACCCATCTGTTTCCGTCATATCTGAATAATCTGTTTGGCAAGTAGTCAGTCCTCAAGAAATAATCACCCTTGTCAACATTAGACGTTGGGAAAGATATACCAAACCCAGCTGGATTTCCATTTGGAGCAACACCATCACCATCTAGATAAAATCCATAGTGAGAACTTGCAGGAGTATCAATGACTGCATTCACACTCTTATCACCGCTGGCTCTCTGTGCCTCTGTGTTTACATTATCTGTTCTAATATTGCCCCTTTCATCGATGGGTGCAACATAATATTGTTTGTAATTGAATCCTGCCTTAGGTGCATCTGCTTCTGCTTGAGCAACAACCTGATCATTAATTGTTTTTTCTCTGTTGTATGTACTCATATAACTGGCCACAGAACCTTCTGTTGTCGCGTCACCAATTACATCTCTAAATTCCTGAGAGTCGACTAGTGTTTTCATTTTTAATCTTAATAAGTGTGGCCACCAAGTCTGCGAGAATCCTTCTGCCGCTCTGTTTACATCTTCAACAACATAATATCTTTTCAGTGCTATAGGCACACTCTCATCTAACGAATAATCTTCCTTCATGTGCGGGAATTCTATCACATCACCACTCATTGGCTTCCTTCCGATTCTTTCCACAATGTCATTTAAATGAACAGTTAAGAACAATGTGTCATTCTGTAAGAACATGCCAAACTGCGATAGATTAAAGTCTGCATCTTGTACGTTGTATATTCCTCTAACGACATAGACATCATCTGAATATTTCCTGTCTCTGTTTTCTAGAAATAACAAATCCTGTATGGTTCTCTCATTCAAACTATCACCAGAGTACTGAGGTTGTGTGGGAGATGCGGCTCCGTCCTTGTTTGTGTCCCCTTGATCGTATGGTCCTAGGTATTTGTGTAGGTGTAGATCTGTACCTCCCACCTGAAACATCTCTCTAATGTTTCGATCAAAGAACTTGTAGTCATTGCCCTTTTCAGGCTTAAAAATGGATAATCTTGGCATATCATACATATTTATTGCCAAGGCAAAGGCTATAAATATGAGTATGTCAGAACTACAAACAGGACAACAAGAAATATTTGATTACGTTAAAAACAATCTAGGTGAAGGAATGATTGATGTTGAGTTAGACCCTAAACACTATCAAACGGCGCTAGAAAGAGCAATCAACAAATTTAGACAAAGATCCTCAAACGCAGTAGAAGAATCATATGCATTCCTTGAATTAAAGAAAAATCAAAATAGTTATATTCTACCGGATGAAGTAATTAACGTAAGAAGCTTACATCGTAGAACGGTCGGCTCAAGAACAGAAGGCGGAGAAGGCGGAACCTTATTTGAACCTTTCAATTTAGCATACACTAATACATATTTGTTGCGAGCAGGGGCAACAGGTGGACTGGCCACTTACTACGCATTCGCTTCATATCAAGAATTAGTAGGAAAATTATTTGGAAGTTTTATCCAATTCCATTATGATAATGCCACTAAAAAATTGACTATTACACAACGACCAAGAGCCGATAACGAAACTGTTCTGATGCATACAGATAATTTTAGACCAGACATAACCTTATTCAAAGATATCTACTCCAAGCCATGGATTAGAGATTACACACTAGCAGTATCTAAAATAATGTTAGGTGAAGCAAGAGGCAAGTTCAACACCATTGCCAGTCCACAAGGTGGCACCTCACTTAACGGCGACGCCTTAAAATCTGAAGGACAGGCCGAGATTGAGAGACTTGAAGCAGATATAGGAAACTTTCAAGAGGGCGGAACACCGCACAGTTTTGTTATTGGTTAACTATTACCAAATTACATTTAAATACCAGCGTCATGACACAATCCAATTATAAAAATTATTCTGACCTGACACTAGATGAACTCGAGCAATTGGTACAAGAATTGGAGATCATGAGTATCAGAGCCCTAAAACAGAAAAAAAAGAGTCTAAGACTTACTATATTAAAATCTGTAAAAGAGGCCATGAATGAAATTGAAAGACGCCTAAGAAAATAATTAATTCACAATGAAAAAATTGACCATAAACAAACTCAAAAGCAGGGCTCCGAAAATCCCGGAATACAGTTGCCCCGTGATCGATGAAATCATAGCGGATCTAAGCACTGATCCGGATATCAAAGCATCTAAATTTAACCTGATAAGGAAAAAACTTAACAATCTGAGAAAACAAAACATCGAACTAAGATCCAGCGGCGTGTATTGGTATGAAATTGCCAAAAAATTAGTTGTAAAACAATCAAAAAAATA